CAACAACAGCCTTCGATGCATCGAAGCGCGGAGGAAGATAGTTATCGTTTCTATCTTGAAAGGTCCAAATACATTCATATGATTGCTTTTCGGTGCCCAACTCTAGATTATTAAGATTTGCAACTAACCTTTCAAGAATCCACTTCTCACCAATCCACTGTCGGTATTTAGGAAGTAGTCTAACTTCAGGATGTAAAAGTAAAATACCTCCGTCAGTATAATGAGTCAATCTTTTATCGAACTGGTCAGGTGCCCATACAATACGAAACATTGGCTGACCAGATTCAGTATCAATACCGAACTGGTCAACCAATTGTCGGTTTATGGATTCAATAGGTTCTGTGAGTTCCATAAACCTTACCTATTATCTACGTGACGAAGATTCAGAAGGTGGAGTTTCGGGAGTAAGAGCAGCAAGAATACCATCAGCCTGTGCATCCAATGCATCAAGTTGTTCTTGAGTGACAGGACTTCCTGCCGCAACCTGTTCCTTCAATGATGCGATTTCAGCAATCTGCTCCTGGTCAAGTCTCTTGACTTCATCAACAGCAGTCTTGATAGCTGAAAGTTCGTCGGACACTTCCTGAAATGACGCCATTAATCTGTCTCCTTGTAAGTGAAGCATTTCCAATAGACTTACAACGTGTTGAAGGACAACATGAGTTTTTCTATCCTCATCATCCCCATGAATGTGAATGTCAATTCTCATGTTGTCCCTCTAGTTTATGTTACAGGTGAATATTTTGCGGTTACAGGATTGTAAACCAACAAAAGAATTTCACCAGCAACAGTTGCCTTAGCAAAGGCGACATTATCAGTAGCGTCAACACCTGCAACTCCTGCCATCAGGAATGCGAGCATATGAACACCAAGAACTGGAGGAGTAATAGTCTTGATAACAGTATTACCTGTCAAGACTGTGAGAAATGCAGTCGGAGCCAATACGTTAGCAGATGCCAATGTAACTGGTTTCGGCTGATAAATACTCTGAACTGTGCTTAACGCTTGGAAATCAGATTCATTCATGATTAATACCCCGATGGAATCGCGAGGTTATCAATGTATGATGTGGCAGCAGGATTGTTAACGTAGGTCTGCATACCATTCACCATGTAGAAGATTTCGGCAGTAGCAACACCACCAGAAGGCCCACGAATTTCAAAGATTTTACGTCCATCAGTTGTGTAGAAACCAATGGGTAGAATCTCAGCGCGGCCCCACACATCTTCCACAAGGAAGTCAATACGGGTTTTATCCCAAGAGAAATGTGTTCTGATGTTAACTCCAGCCATCTGGAATTTATCACCAAAATACAAGTTAAGGGTTTCGCTACTTCCACCCTTATTAATCATCATCAAGGCTTGACCCATTTCCTCATAAGCCTGTGCTTGTGCGGGATGCGTCCAACCAGTAGGTTTAAAGTTATTGTCAATACCTACTCTATTTCCAATCTTATTCATTGCAAGTCGTGGAAGTGGAAGGGCAAGCGCGAAGCCACCACCATTTACACGATTTGAACGAATCTCAGGAGTAGATGAACGTGGGAAACCAAGCCACGTTCCAGTAGATGCGTTGGAATGATGATATGGCACACCATACAACGCAGGCAATGACAATGGAGCAGTGATACCATTGGTAACAATCAAATCTGTTGCAATCGCACCAGCAATAGCAGGTGTAACTGCAATAGTCTTGTTTTCAACGTCGTTCTGGGTAATGACACCCGAACCACGAAGTGTAGCCAATGTAGCATCAAAGACTTGAATTGTCTGGCCGTGACGAACCAAACGAGTTCCAAATCCATCAGTTGTCATTGTATAAGTATCGACACCAGCCGCAGTCGCAACAGATGTAATAGTTCCGATTACACCAGTTCCAGGCTGCATAAGCTGAGAATCGATTTGACGACGCATTTCATCAAGGGCGCTCGCAGTTAATCTGCGCACGCCATTAGCTACTGATTTCTTTTCGTCATCAGTAGCCCACTGAGTCAGCTTCGTGTATTCGATGTTCTCCGAAAAGAACACACACGAAACTACAGCCTTATCAAATGTTGGCCCACCACCACGTCCGAGGTCGCCACCATCAGCATTGAAATACTGAAAGCTACCACCAGGACGAAGTTCCAATGGGATTCGCATTTGGCGATTAGAGATTTTTTCTGCTGGACGCTTTTTGATAAATGTGTAAAATTTATCATCACGTTCAAACAGAGTGCGGACCTTTGGTAGAACTTTTTCAAGTTCCAAAGCCGCGACTTGACTCTCTGTTACTGCCATATGGTTAATCACTCATCAGGAAGTCGATTGTTTTCATACCCTTTGGTATGTCCTCAGGTTTGGATATTTTGCCGCTTTTAGTAGGTTGGGACTGCGGTCGTCCTGCTGTTAATGGACCCTTTTTATCAGAAGGTGAGTCATCTTCTTCTCGCACACGTTTACCAGTTCCTCTAAGAGCCTCATTCCTGGCCTTTTTAATTACTGATGGCAACAGTGTTTTTGCCTTAGAGAGATAAGCGGAACGAATCCTATCAGTTGAATCCTTACTAAACCTCTTACTAAATGCATCTTCCCACAATCTATCTAGTAAGGAACGAAAACGCATATCTCGGTCAATGAGTGTGCGTAAAGTTTCAAGAGCCTCCTTTGAAGCTGTTTTCTTTACATAATCACCCATTGAATCTTTAGGGTCGATATTACCTTCAATTGTAGCTTTGAGGGTATTATACACCCTAACATTTAAATCATCACGAGTTGATTCAAAATGATTCTGTGTAAGAGCACGTTCTCTTTGTGAGATTTCAGTTTCTTTAGTAGTATCCATTGGATTTTCTCTGTTGAGATTAACAGGAGGTTCATATTTACTTGAACCAAATACAAATTGATTCAATACTTGTGCTGCCGATTGAAGGACTTCATTATTGGAAGCACGCGCTTCCTTAATCATTGCAACGATAGTATGTTTAATAGTATTTCCAAGAACTACATGATATGCCTGCTCGTCAACTCTCGAAAGAGTTGCCAAGTAATCATCCGCAATCTTAGCGAATGCGGCTGGATTCTCAGATTTAACCGCTTGTAGAATCTTCTCAGTTGAACCCTTCAGAAGTTCTTGTTCAAAATGGTCCAATGTCTGAGATTTCTCTACCGCAGTTCTAGCATCCTCAATAGTTGGCAGTAGTTCAGTAAACTGTTGTTCACGATAGTATGCACGTTCAAGATATGGAAAATCCTTGAATACATTTGGATATTTCTTTAGAATTTCACCCCTACGAACGGGTGTCATTAATTCAAGTTGTTCTTCAGTAGGTCCTTCTAGTTCTTCTTCAATTTCCTTAAGTTCATCGTCCTCTGGTTCTGTTTCATCATCTTTATCTTTAGTTTCAAGTTCTTCTTCTTCATCATCTTCCTTAGTTTCTTTAGTTTTAGGTTTAATATCTAGAATTTCTTCTTTATCATCTTCACCAAGAAATTCTATGATATCTTCTTTACCCTGTCCTCCTATTGGTGGAACATTACCACCAGAGGAAGTATCAGGTGGATAATGTAATTCTGATTTAACCCATCGTAGTGACATCGCCTTCTCCTTGTATGGGTACCTGTGTATTTTCGTTGGGCTTTTCTGGAGGAACAGCACCAGATTCCTCACCAGAAGCCATCATCATCATTTCTTCTTGCTGATACGCCTGCTTATGTAAACGAGCATGTAAGAGGACGTTTTTATACCCTTGAGGATTATCGATTTTAGCAGCGCGTCCAGCTTCAGATATTAACCATTTTCTATCTATTTCAAATCTAAGTCTATGATTATCGATATCCATATCGATTTCAATAGATGGTATTTCCTGTTCAGGAGGTAATTCCTGACCCATCATGGCGGCTTGTTCCATCATCATTGGGTCAGTTGGAACCACCATAGGTTCGGAATTTAGAAGTAATTTAATTTCATCTAATTCAGCATCCCTATCATCTTCACCAGGAATGAAGAAATCAATTAATCCAATAGCTTGACGGATAATAGGAAGATTTTCAGGTGAACCAATAATCTCAAGAATCTGAGGATTATTAGCCTGAAGTAAAGTCATAACTATGTCTTTTTGTTGACTCCATGTAAGTGGTAAGTTCTCATTAGCTTCCAATTCAACGCGGCCAATCTTACCCTCTAGTTCGGCGCGCTTTATCAGAATGTTAATGAAATTACCATCCTTATCACGTTCAACTGTTCGCTCATCTTCTTTAACTTCCTTTATATACATTGGAATAACTTTACCAAAGATGGTTTTCCACCATATAGTAAAGAACTTCCATGTATTCTGAAGTCGCTGTAAAGCCTGAGCACGAGACATTGAATATTCTGATGCGGTTCCACTTCCTTCTACTTGACCACCAAACAAGGATGGAAGCGCACCACTTACTAACTGCGCGAGTTGTTGCACATTCTGTGCGAACGGCAACACTTCAGCAGAAAGAGTAGCAGTCTTAACTTCATGGAAAGCTTCACCAACAGTCTTTCCTGATTTTGGAATAGCAGGGAAAATACCACCAGGCACAACCTCTGTTTCTTGATATGCTTTGAAATCTAATACTCCGGGGTCAGCGAAGGTTTGTGGAATACCATGTTCAATAGTTTGTAGAATGAGTGACAAAAGGTCATTAGTAATTTCTTGAATTGAAACTAACAATAACCCAAGAGGGTCATGGTGTAGATGGTCAGAAAGAGGATTATGAGTAAGTGTCCAATGGTCGTCAAGATTCTCATTGCACGCTTCCGCAAAATCATCATTCGATAGAATTACTTTCGCTCCATCAGGAAATTCCTTCTTAAGTATAGCTGCTTCTTCTTTAGGAAGAACATTGAATGAAGCGGGTCGTAACCATGCATTACGCATAGTCACTACGTTATCAGGAACTTCTCCCTGATATTGTGGTGAAATGCGACCATACTGGTCATACAAATCGGAGGGTGTTCTTGATGTAGTCTCATTATTTAAATGTTCATATCTTTCCAGAACATTTGAATAATGAGTCTCATAAGAATAAATTAATGCTGGAACGTCGCGTATTGTCTTGGCATAGTTAGGAACTTTAACATGTAGTCCACCGTATACCTCAAGAGCTATTCTTGACTTAGGTTCTTTAGTTACACCAACTAGTCTTTGAACAATGAATTTTTCTCGCTTGATTTCTGGCGAAATCATCGCCATACAAGCAGGACATAAGTCTCTATCATCATTTAGAATAGCATCACGTAATTCAATAGCAGATTGACCTGGGTCAAATTCATTAATCAAATCTTCAAAGTCAGGTTCAATTCCTTGTAATTCAGATTGCATCATTGGGTCGGCCATCGGTTGCGGCTGTTCCAATGGTGGTGCGCCCATTTCAACAGGTTGATTATTTATTTCATAACCACATTCAGGACAAGTAGTTATTTCCTGTTCTTCTTCCAAATCATCATATTTCTTTATTTCATATTCACCATATTCCTTATCACTCTTTGGATAAGAATAACAAGCTACCATTCCCTCGGTCGCATAGATAAATAAGCCATGCAACCAAAGTAAAGGAACATCGTTATGACGATAAACAAGTTGCGCAATCTTGTCTCCGGCCTTTGCGGTAGACAAATCGAGAGTATTGTCAGCATCATCAGGGAAACATTTAATAGGAGGAACAGTAACTGAGAGAGCTGCAATGATTGATTCAAGATACGCTCTGAATACGTTTACAGGTTTGTCATAGGATGATTGGTCAGTATCTTCTGATTGACTTTCATCATAGATACGCCAATCATGTGCGACTTCACTATACCAAACCTGTGAGAAACCTTCCCACAATAGTTTGAGACGACGCCAGGTTCTAATCTGACGTTCTCGAATGGTGGAATCTTCCTTCTCGAAATGTTCGACTACCGATTTCAGTAGTCCTTGTATTTCGTCGTTATACTGTTTCATTACTATCGTCCAAACATTCCACCAGCCGCACGCATAGAATTACCAAACATTCCACCACGTCGTGGCATAGGTTGAGCAGGATTATTTAGTTGATTATACTTTCCCCAAAGTCCCTCACCACTTCCACCTTGCATTGGCGGTCGCATCATTCCACCACCTTGAAATTGCATATTACCTTCATCCATCATAGGCGGCATGAGTGAAGGTGGAGGCATCATTGGTTCATCCATAATAGGAGGTGAAGGAATCATTGGAGGAACATTACCCCCACCAGGTCCACCAGCATACAATACTGGTGATACAGGTGGTGGCATCTTATTAATTGGTCCCATGTTACGACCTGGCATACCTGTTCTTGGCATTTTTGGACCAGTTCCAATCATACCAGGAACTTTATTAGGTGATGGACCTACATTGAAAGTAGGCTTATTCATATCGAAACCACCACGTTTAGGAACTCCCATTGTCGGTTTCTTCTTCTGTGGATATGAAGAAGATGAGTTCATCATAGGTCCTGGCATTCTTGCCATATCCATTGTTATCTCCCCCTCGGAGTGAATGTAACACTTTGACCGAAGATACGTGCTTCGTAAACCGGAACAGGAGTAGTAAGTATTCGAGTTAGGTATTCAACAAGTATTTCATTCTGTCTTTCGATATTAGCCAGCTTAGCTAATACTTCACTCATATTGGTAGTTGGAGTGGGAGGATTCACAGGTGGAACTCCAGGTGTAACTGGTGGAACAACAGGTGGTTTGTTTTCATCTTTAAGATGATTAGTAGGAGTAACAGGAATGAATACTTGTCCTGTTATATCTATTAATCTACCCATAGGAACATGGGGAGCACGAGTTGAACCATTCTGCCAATCATAACTCCAAAGAGTAGAACCATCAAGATATGCAATTGAATCTTTTGATGGCGGCCGTCCGGGGTCAGCACGTTTCGTTCCCCATTTAGGACCAAACTCATAACAGATTTGCTGAACTATCTTCATAGTTAAAGCGCGTCTGTCCTCATCTGAACCTTTAGCAAGAACTAGATTACGATTATATAGTTCATGAATAATTGTATTGATACGACCTGGAAGATTCATCCTAACACTTCTTTCTCTACTTCAGCGATGGGTTTCGCAGCATCTTTCAAAATACGAGCTTTCTCTCTATCTTCCTTCTCAAGTAATTGCTGTCTTACTCTCCAAGGAATATGACTCGTTGGTAACTTTGCTTCATTGACTTCGTTCACGACTGGCCTAGTTTCAAGATTTGATGGATTAAGTATTCGACTCATTAGTTGGTCATTAGTATATTGAAGTTTCTCAACCTGAAGTTGAAGAACTTCACAAGTTCCACACACCTTAGCCTCACGCTTCTCATCAGCGCAATGCTCACAGTGAGGATTCAGTAATCGATGCAACCAATTTATCATTTTTTATCTTCCAATTACATCCACCACAAATTCCACTATGATTACTTTCAAAACTTGTAGTAGGCTTACCACATAGTTTACAATCAACTATCTGATATGCTTCTCTAGTTCTTTCTAATCTTTTCTCTGGCATCTCTTTCCTAAAAACTATTCAAACCAATGTCCTCTACTATCCCCTCTCCTAAATCCAAACCAAGGTTTGAATATAGGACAATAGATAATAAATGCAATCACTACAATTAGAATTATATAAGGCATTATCTTCTACTGAATCTACGAATCATTTTTGTATTAGATGATGCTTCGTTAGTTCGCATATTTCGATAGAATGCGGTCCAATCTTGTGTATTCTGTAAGTGTGCGATGAGAGCTTCCTGCTTTTGAATCTTCGTGAATTCATCCGCAGCTTCCGCGAAATATCGTTCCGCTGAATCACATGCGTAACGTAAATCGTCGTAAGGGTCATCACCATCAAACTCTGCAACATCCTCCGCGGGCTTATTCGATTTAGGTTTATCATAAGAACAAGCCTTAATCGAATCAATCATTACAGGACAACAATTAGGATGACCCTCATGATTTCCTTCATGGTCATCACATTGAAAGATTTGAAGTCTAGGAATGTTAGTTTCTTCTACTGGAGCATTGAATACCGCAAGATATTCTTTATAACTTTCTAATCCCTTATTACGAAACAACCAAGATGCATATTCATCATTAAAGATAATGACTTCATCTGTTGGAATTACAGGCTTGAGTTTCCATCGTAAGTATTCATGAAGCAGCATTTTACCAGCTATACGTGAACCAGCAGTATTAGCTGATAATTCAATTGGTCGGCCTAATGCCGATTCAATCTGTTGTTGGATTGTATGTTCTTGTCCTCTGTCTTGACCCGCGCTGCGGCAGAATTTGACGACGCGAGGATTTTCTCTATCGCATAACGTCTTGATAACTGGTGCCCATTCTTCGATTTTGGTTTTAAGCCAATAGAGTTCACGATAAAGATATAGGCGTTTCTGAGGGGAGATAGCATAGAAACCTATATATGTCATTGCCGCGAAACCCCAATCTCCTATTACCATCTTAGGCCAATAGGATGGAATCTCAAACGGCTGAATAACATGAAGCGCGTTGAGAGGTTCATCAGGATATTTCTTATCCCGGAACTCATCAAAAACTTGTCCAAGATATGCAGACCAGTCACCAAACTTCTTAGCTTTTCTCTCCGCATCCGGCCGCGCATCTAATGATTGTGAGTATGTAGGGTCGATATGAGGATTGTCTGCAAGAGTTGCATGAATATAGATTCGTTTATTTCCACCACGTCCTATGATTATCTTTCCACCAAGAGGATAGGGGTCTACGAATCGTTTCTTGACAAAAGTGTGACCGATACCACCAGGCATACCAGCACCACGAGTAATGCTAGGTAGACCAGAGTTCTTAGGACTCCTATTACGCTCGAACGTAAGATAGAGATAAATATATTCAGTAAGTGACGTAACTTCGTCAGGAGTGAACAAACTAATCTGCATCGAATCATATTTTTTAACATCATCTTCATCTTCGCAATGACCAAGAAATATCATCGCACCTTGATTAGACATTCCAGTTCCACCATATTGGTCTGTCCTGGGAAACGTCCATGCCATATCAGTTTTATTAAATGAGGCTCCGAATCGAAGAAAGATTTCTCGACTGCGAGGCACAATCTCATTACGAAGTTCTGGAAAAGTTCTTCGCATAAATACTTGCTTGAACTGTGGATTCTCATGCCATCTATGGACAATTCCATACACGAGCAAGACATCACTTTTTCCTGAACCGGCTCCTCCGCCATAGAATGCTTCTTTAACTGTTGTAGGAACAGCTAGAAATTGTTCTTGTTTACGATTCGGCCGCCACTCGTTCAAGTTCATGTTACAATATTATGCTATCTTTTGTTGATGTCTTTTTAAATATTCAATAGTTTCATAAATTAAATTTTCATCTTGTTCTATATATCCTACTAGAACATTACATCGATAACAAAGTAAATCCCTATTTACTTTCGTATTATGATTATGGTCTATAGATAATGCTTTACCAGTTTTACAAGGTTGTTTACAAATAGCACAACCATTTAATTGAATTTCTAATTTCGTATTATATTCTTCAATAGTCATTCCAAATTTCCATTGAATGTATTGAGTTTTACGAGCTATCTTAGTTCTCGATGGTTGTTTATTAGAATGAATAAGAAAACAATCTTTACATCGTCTGTTTAACCAAATTACTTTATATATGGCATTATGTTTATCTAATATATTAGGACAATCAATACACTTATCTCCTAATTTCGGAGTAGATTGACCAGCAGTTCTACCCGACATTAGTCTGCTTTAAGAAATACAATTGAATCAGCTACTGTAGTTCTGATGAGTCCGGCCGCGATTGGATTGATTGCGGCAAGAGCAGTCCATGTAGTTCCATCATTACTTAACTCAAGCGTTCCACCTTGAGCATGAATGTATACTGCTCTAGTTGGTAAAGCGTATACTTGACCAACAACTAGAGTATGTTGTTCGCCGATTGTGAGAAGTTCTCTTGGCATTATTTTATATCCCTAACAGCCTTAACTGTTTCGGCTGTATTCGTTGCGATTTCTTTTTGTAGAGCTGAATCTGATGTAAAGGCAGAAAAAGAATCTAAGATTCTATTTCTTTGGATGACTGATTGAGCTAAAAGTGCGGCAGCTTTGTCCTTATCAACTATGATTCCGTTAAGTAATGCAATTTCTGTATCTTTGCTAGCTAATTCAGTAATGTATTTAGTTTCCTTAGAATTAACATGACCAAGAACTACTTTAGTATCTTCAGTTATTATATTAAGTCTACTAGTGGTTCGCCAATTAGTTATCATATTATTTATACCTAAGAATATAGCTCCAATAATTAGAATCCACTGGTCAGATGTAAAGTTCATTCCTTTATCTCAATGAAATCAAAAGATTCTTCTTTACTGAACTGTGGAGCGTAGAACACAAACTGAGGACCGTTCACTACCTGACCTTCCTGCTTGGGAGGTTCCATATTCTTAATGATGACAGACATATCCTTGGCTACACTAGATGCATCAGTCGCTTTAAGGTCTACCATTTTTTCTTTAGTTAATGAATTCAAAGCAAGCATTAATTTTGTTCTAGCACGTTTACTTACTTTTTCTTTAGCTTCTGTGATATGATTGTTGAGTTCCTTATTGGGGGAATCGTATGAACTAGTGGAAGTGGACCCATTAGCATATGCTGATGTAGATGATGGCGAAATTCCAAATGTTCTAGCCAAATCGAGAGCGGATTTTCGCCCATTAACTTCTGATTCTTCTCCAATGATTTTTCGTAATGATTCAGGAACTCCAAGATTTCCTTCTCCTCGTCCTTTACTCGGGAGAATATCAATCCTCGTGGAATGTTCCTTATGTTCATTTGATATGGGGATAGTATTCGATATCTCGTTATCAAACTCACTATCGTTAACTATCCCCATTCCCATTATTCTAATTCCTTAAATTAGTATCCGTTGATATAATCGACCCTTCCGCATCGCGTCTTTCATGTTATCAGAATGAGTGCCTTGAAATAAATGCCAAGGATTAGAACAACCTTTCCTATCACAGTGATGACATATTTCTTTTCCTGCTATCAAAGGTCCAATGAATATTTCATATGAGACTCTATGTGCAGGAACTTTCTCTATATGTGAATAATTGGACCAATCATTAGTTCTAAACCAACATTTCTTTTCAGGTTCTATTCTAACTGATTCTAATAATTTTAAAATTAAGTAGGGGTCAGATTGAGGTCTACTTAATTTAAATAATAAATCAAATTCATAATCAGTTAAATATTTACATAATGGAATTTTGGGAATTTCATAATTAGGAAGGAATTCAATATTAGTTGGAATTTCAGTCCGTCGAAGGTCCGCCATAAGAGATACTAGATTAAAATGGGACTGAAGTCAAGTCTTTTCTTTTATTATTATATTAGAAAGATGGGACCCAGTATAATATTTTGTAAAATTATGCGATTGTGATGCTGCAATTTCCATGCCAAGCGATGGGACCCGCTGTGGTGCATGGTGGAGTATACCGTGGGTCCCTGTAAACTATTGATTCTAAAGGAGTTAAGAGCTTGTGAAATAAATCACACCTCATACGAATACTGTAACGACTCTAGCTGACTCTATAGGACAGGCGGCCGCAACCTACTGATAACACGCGGGTTAGCGTTCCCTCGGAAGTGTAACCGGAATCACGGAAACGTAACTATAATATTCTCGACCGACAGAAACAAAGGGAAAACCGCGTGATTTTGTGGCATGCCCAGTGCAATAGATACCTATGTCGGCGCTCTCGAAACCAACCGCTGACAGGGAGTAGGACAGCATGACAACGAAGGTCGGGAAATTCAGTTTCAAAGTGCCAGATGGCCACGCTGAGGCTGGCACCACGATTGAAAAGGCTTTCGACTATCAGGAAGCTGACACGGACGTCGAGGCGTTGCAAGTTATCGCTGACAAAAAGTGGTCCGTCAAGGCACTTGTCAACGATAACCTCAAGGCGAATGCACGCAGCAATTCTTACCAGACTGCGTTGCTGCCTTACAAGCCGAGCGAGGTTTCACCTGAGGAAATTCGCGAACGCATGATTCGCGATTACATCAGACTTGGTGTGTCGGAAGCTGACGCGCGCCGGCAAGTGGAAGGGATGGTCGCCGCTCAGGTCTAGTGTCAATGGGCTGGCATTATGAGTGCCAGCCCTTCATTCAAACTATTACAGACTGAGGTTTCCATGTCTTACAATTCTCGCGTTTCGTTCGACAAGTCCGCCGTTTACGAGCCAGACAACACGCCGATTACAATCGCACGGTCGCGAACCACAATCGTCCAGACTTACACCATTTCTTCGCCGCACGATGGTATCGTCGATTCTCTCACGAGACACCTTTTCGACGCGGCCGACATCGGCGCGAACCTTGTCTCAACGAAAGTCACGACGGTCGCGTTTACGCAAACCACCATCCGTAACAAGTAAACTCAGTTTGGCCGACGGGACATCAAACCGTCGGCCAAGGTTCTCATTATGCCATTCGACCCTCTTGACCGTGCGAACATTTCACCAGCCAAGATTCTCCTAATCGTCAATATGTTTGTTAACCTCGTGAAGCTTGGTGTAGGTAAAGAGCAAGCGGCCGAACATATCGCGGAACTATTGAATGGAAAGTAACCGACCAGGCCGGGACAGCCAACCGGCCTTACAATATTGTAAGATTTTTGATTGGTTCCCAGGTTGCTTATTGTAAGTTTAAAAGTGTTATCGCTAGCGCGATAGTCTTATGCTTATTGTAACAATAAATAGTTAATATATGAATATGATATTATAAAGAATATGTGCTTAGTGCTTCGCACTCGATTGAATTGAAGCGCGGTTGTTTTACTTATATGAATGAATACATTCATGATGTTTGCTTATTGTGTTTAATAATATTGTGATAAAAAGATAGACCCCCCCTCCGTCACTCCCCCTCCGTCCTACCCTAATACAAGTAAGGTTTGGGTCATTTCGGGCAGGAAAATGAATTAATATTATATTCTTATTTTTTTTTTTTTTTTTTTTTATATA